ACAAAATTAAGGCTGCTCTAGGTAATGATGATTCAAAACTGTACATAGCTGCAGCTGATGATTCATTCTCAACTAACCCAGCATTTAATCCAACACAATACCTAAGCGAGTTTGTAACAAACACACGCTTTGGCACACCAGCAATTGATGCATGTTCACAAGGCACACTGCCAGCATCAGGTATGACAATTAACGTACCATCTTTGGTAACTTCTTCAGGTGGCGGAACAGGTGTAGCACCAGTAGTAACTGTTGAAGCAGAAGCTGGCGCAGTACAAAATACAGGGATGGAAACTGCTTACCTAACAGGTACAGTATCTAAGTACTCAGGCATGAATACACTCTCAGTAGAATTACTAGAGCGTTCAGATCCTAACTTCTATGCAGAACTTACAAAGCAATTAGAGTATGCATACTTGAAGACAATTGATACAACTGTACTAAATGCATTACTTGCAGCTGGTATGAACGGCACAAACACATCTGCCGACCTTGATGGAATCGTCGCATTTACAACTGAAGGTGCACGTACTATCTACTCAAACACTGGTTACTTCGCACAGAACTACATTGCTAACCCAGCACAATGGGGTGCATTAATTGGCGCACAAGATACAACAAAGCGTCCAGTATTTAATGCTTTACAGCCAATGAACGCAGGCGGACAAGTTAATCCAACATCTATCCGTGGTAACGTGTTAGGACTTGATCTATATGTAGACAAGAACTTCACAGCTACTACATTTGATGATGATTCAGCGGTTATCCTTGCACCAGAAGCATTTACTGTATACCGCTCACCACAAGCATTTATGTCTGTTAACGTGGTAAGCAATTTGCAAGTACAGGTTGCAATTTATGGTTATATGGCCACTATTGCAAAAATGCCTAACGGAATCTTAAAGTACAAGAAGACCTGATAAATCCGTTTAACAATTAATAATCCCCTGGGGTTTAGTAGCCCTAGCCCTGGGGGAGCTTTTTTAGATAAGGAGTAGAGATGCCAGCCACATATGTAACAGAAGCTGAGTTACGCAGTAATCTTGGTATTGGTACGCTCTATACCACGACTACAGTTGAAGAAGTCTGCCAAGCAGCGCAGGATTTACTTGAAAAATATTTATGGCATAATGAAGCGCCAGTAGTTGCATCAATGGTACAAAATAACGTAGCTACATTAATGTTGGCCAGTCCTGGCATTTTTACAACAGGACAACAAATAACAGTAACAAATTGTGGTAGCCCATATAATGGCACAAACACAATCACAGGCACATTTCCATATACAACTGGTACAACTAATTTACTGCCAGCAATCTATTGGAATTGGGCGACTATTAATTTTCCTAATGGATATTCATTTGTACAATTTGCAGAAACCGCAGCCGACGAAAACTTTCATTTAGTTTTGCCTTATGGTAATGCACGAGGCCCAGAGCACAAATCCCAATCTTATGCGACAACCCCTGCGATACGAGAAGCGGCCATGATCATAGCCGTAGATATCTGGCAAGCTAGACAAGTCAGCCAGACTGGTGGGGTCGGTATGGATGGGGTCAGTGCTAGCCCTTATCGGATGGGTTATCAGCTGATTAACCGAGTGCGTGGCCTCATTCAGCCGTATTCATCACCAGCATCATTGGTGGGATAATGGCTGCTATAACCACACTCCGAGGCACACTTGCAACAGCTTTAACAAACGCTGGCGTATGGAATACCTTTAGTTTTCCACCAGCAACTTTACTTGCAAATAGTGTGGTGGTTACTGTTTCAGATCCTTATATAGTACCGAGCAATAATAGTCAAACAAGCATTGCACCAATGGCTAATTTTAAGATTTTAATAACTACACCTGCATTTGATAACCAAGGCAACTTAAAAGGCATAGAAGATTTTATCGTGGCAGTAGTAAATAAACTAGCGGCATCAACCCTGGTTTATAACATATCAAGCGTTTCCGCTCCAGCTATTACAAGTGCGGCGAGTGGAGATTTACTAACATCAGAAATAACACTATCAATCCTAACGAGCTGGAGTTAACATGAGTGATGCACAAGATTTAGCCTTCTTAATCAAGACAGGCCAAATAAAAGAAGCACCTAAAGAAAAAGTAACACAACCTAAGAAAGATGAGGAATAACAATGGCCATATATCTAAACAATAAAGTAGGCGTTAAATTGGCTACTGCCGCTGCGCCTACTACACCATCTGTTGATATTAGCGATGTTGTAACTAGCGCTGTTATCAATCAAATCGTAGACGAACTAGAAATCACAACAATGTCCGATACCGCACACCGCTATGTCCAGGGTTTGTCATCTGGGTCATTTACCATCGACTTTCTCAATGACTGGGCATCTGCCGATGTAATGCAAACATTAAATGCTGCATTTGGCCAGACTTTAGCTGTATCAGTTATTACAGTTAAGGGCACAGCTGTAGCAGCAGATAACCCTACCTACCAATTTTCAATTTTGGTCAATAATCTAACCCCACTGGGTCAGGCTGGAGTCGCTGAAATAGCAAGCTCTAGCGTTACATTTACGCTAAACTCCGCAGTAACAGTATCGCCATCAGTGGCGTTCTAACTAAGGAGTAACAATGGCAAAGCTTAAAATTACTAGGGCTAATGGTGAAGTCACAGAACACAAGATAACACCAGGAATTGAATATAGCTTTGAGTTGAAGTGGGGCGCAGGTATTAGCAAGATCTTGCGTGAGCATGAACAGCAAACTCATATTTATTGGTTAGCTTGGGAGTGCTTGCGCAGATCTGGCGCACAGGTATCTTTATTTGGTGCAGAGTTTATAGACAGCTTAGAAACTGTCGAGGTATTAGACGAAGAAAAAAAATAGTACAGCGGGATTCAATCCTTTACACGATAGCCACCCTGTCTTGTGAACTTGGAATACCGCCTAAAGAGTTTATAGAAATGGATTCAGAAATGCTTGCAGCAATAGTGCAAGTATTAACAGATCGGTCTAAGGAGATCAAAAATGCCAGTAGAGGTAATAGGCGTAGATGATATCCAAAAAGGTTTAACTTTTGTTGATGAGGATATGTATAATCGTATCCGTATTGCTATTACACCTTTGATGCGAAATGTAGAATCTTTGGCTAAAAGTTATGTGCCTGGCAATGGAGAAGTGTTATCGGGATGGTCTAAACCTATTTCATCTGAGGTAGATTATAGGCCATTTCCTAAATACGATTCTAATAGCGTTAAAGGCGGCATAGGATATAAAGAGGGCAAAAATCGAAGATTCAAAAACGGATTTCAAGTAGAAAATTATGTTTACAATATCAACGCAGCTGGTCGTATTTATGAAACCGCTGGTCGATTAAACCCACAAGGCAGAGCGCCATTTACATCTGTTTACGAAGGTGGCGGCACAATGGCATTTAAGCAATCTGGTAGCAAAAAAAGTAGAAGCAGATCTACAGCTGCATATAATTCTAATAACCCTTTTGCTGGCTATCAGTTTGTTACAGACCTACCAGAATTAACATCACAGCCTAAAATTAAAGGCGTTAGAAGTGGTGGCAAAAAGACTAAAGGCCGCTTAATCTACAAAGCCTTTGCCAATGAAAGTCCTAAAGTTTATGATGCAATACTAAAGGCAATCAATAAGACCGCTGATTTTTTCAACTCATCTACAGAAGTTAAGAGGGCTGCATAATGGCCAATGTAGTCGTATCCGCTTTAGCCACCTGGAATGGTAAGGCTCTTAAAAAGGCTAAGCAAGATGTAAGTGTATTTGACAAACAAATAAAGCAACTAGGTAGAACTTTTGGCATAACTTTTAGCGCCGCAGCCTTAGTAGCATTTAGCAAGAAAGCAATCAGGGTTTTTACAGAAGATGAGGCCGCAGCCAAGCGCTTGCAATTACAGCTAGAAAATACTGGCAATGCATTTAGAGTGGCTGAGGTAGAAGCCTACATAAAGAGTTTAGAAAAAACTTTAGGCATATTACAAGATCTGCGTGGGCCATTCCAAACGTTCTTAAACCTTACTGGCTCTGTTGAGTTAGCACAAAGATCTTTAGAAGCTGCATTAAATATAAGCGCTGGCACAGGTGAAAGCCTTGGCACAGTAGTAAATGCTATTTCAGCTGGTATTAGAGGTCAGACTAAAGCAATCAAAGGCCTTAACACGGGTATCGATGAAAGCATAATTGCAACTGGCGACATGAACAAAATCATGGCCGCATTAGAAAAAAGATTTGCTGGTCAATCTCTCGCTAGATTAGATACTTATTCTGGCAAGATGGATTTGCTGAAAAAAGGTGTTGATGAAGCTACTAAATCTATTGGTACAGGATTAGTAGATGCCTTAGTTATATTAAGTAAAGATGAATCAATATCTAGCCTTGCCGATGACTTTGAAAACCTTGGCGACAACATTGCTTATGCTATTGTCGAAATGGCTAAGTTAATCAAGAAGTTTGATGATTTAGTAGATAACCCACAATTCCAAGCAGGATTATTAGCCTTAGCCATTTTAAGCAAAAAGCCACAAGCTGTGGTTGGGGCTATGGGTATTATTGGACTAAATGTTGCAGGTAACGCATTAACTAGACCAAGAACTGAAACACAGCCAAACGTTGGTGGCTATTCTGGTATTCCAGATGTTAAGGTTGCAAAGGAATTACTAAAGGCACGTAAAAAAGAATATGACATAATCAATAAGAAAAACGCTATTGAGAATAAGAACGTAGAAGAATTAAAAAAGAAGTTTGATCTAGAGCGCATTGGTATAACTCAGGCGCTAAACGTTGCAACCGATGATGAAACTAAAACACGCCTAAGAGCGCAGTTAGCAATCCTGGACAATAATGATGCAATGGCAAAGAAGTTACTGGCCGAACTAGAAGCGTATGAAGCATTAAAGAAATTGGCGGATGCTGCAAAAACTTTAACTACCACATTTGAACAAATGATAGAAACACTAAGAGCATCTATTAGAAGTATTTTAGATTCTATTAAACCTCAGTTATCTACTTTGAAAACCTTAACAGATCCAACTGAACAAAATTTAAGAAGCAGTGTAAGCGCCATTTTGGAATCGACTAAACCTGCTCAAAATGCTTTACAAAATCTAATAAATCCAAGCGAAGAAGGTCTAAGAAGAACTATAGCCGATTCTTTAGCGGCAGTTAAACCTAGTATGGATTTGTTAAATCTAATTACATCTGGTGCATCAATACAAAGAACTTCGGCTAATAGCCCAATGGATATAAGACTTACAATAGATGGCAGTAGCGACAGATTAAGCCAGGCTATAGCAGAAAGTATACAGGTCGCAAATAGATCAGGTTATAGCACAGTGCCAAATGGATTTATAGTATGACAGTACCAGTAATTAATGCTGTAATTAACTTTAGCACTGGCCCTAGTTTTGCTCAGGCTGCTATTTTCGATTCAGCTATCTTTGGCACAAACGTATTTGCTGATTCTGCATCCGTAATTGTTGATGTATCTAATCAAGTAAACAGAATAGAAACTAATAGAGGCCGTACTGCACTTAGCGATGAGTTTCAAACAGGTTCAATGACTTTACGTATCGTAGATCAGAATGGCGATTTTAACCCACAGAATGTATCAGGGCCTTATTACAATTTATTAACACCTATGAAAAAGGTGCAGATTACTGCTACCTATGGTTCAGTTACCTATCCTATATTTTCAGGATTCATTACAAGTTATGTTACAACCTATCCAGATGAATCATCAGTAGATTTAGCTATGACTACCATACAAGCTGTAGATGCGTTTAGATTAGCCCAGTTAGCACAGATAAGCACAGTGGCTGGTGCTAGCGCTGGTGAGTTATCAGGTGCACGTGTTAACGACATATTAGATCAGATTTCATGGCCAGCTTCTCAACGTGATATTGATGCAGGTCTTACTACATTACAGGCAGATCCAGGCACTAATCGCACAGCACTACAGGCTCTATTTACAGTAGCTAATTCTGAGTATGGCGCTATCTATGTCAGTGCTGATAATAACTTTGTATTTCAAGATAGATCAGTTACTGTCGCATCTGTTGGTGCCACACCCACAGTGTTTGCAGATGATGGATCTGGTATATCTTACTTTGATGCAACCTGGATACTAAATGACGTATTAGTGTTTAATAAAGCTACAATTACTAGAGCTGGTGGTAGCCCACAGGTAGCCCTAAATCAAGCGAGCATAGATAAATACTTTCTTCACAGCTACTTTTTAGATAACCTGTTAATGGAAACAGATGCCGTAGCCCTAGATTATGCCCAGGCTTATGTGGCTTCTAGGCAAGAAACTACCATACGGGTAGATGCCATAGTCTTAGACCTATACACGCCTAGCTACAATTCAGGCATAGTAGCTGCTTTAGACCTAGATTTCTTTGATCCAATCACAGTTAAGACCACCCAGCCAGGCGGATCAACCTTAGAAAAGACTTTACAGATTTTTGGGGTAAGGATGAATATAACCCCGAATAGTTGGAAAACCACCTTCACAACACTAGAACCAGTGATAGATGGGTTTATAATAGGCAACGTAGATTACGGGGTCTTAGGACAAAACGTTTTATCTTATTAAGGAGTAGAAATGCCAACAGGTTTACCAGCCGCAACAGGTGATGTATTAACAGCTGCTAGTTACAATTCACTAGTTGCCTTTACAGTAGGTACAGCTAATACAGCAGACTATACAGCAGTGCTAGCAGATCAGTACCAAGTGTTAGAAGTTATGAATAAGGCAACTGCTATAGCCTTTAATATTCCAACAGATGCATCCGTAGCATTTCCAGTAGGTACTGCAATTACAGTATTAAATATTGGCGTAGGTCTATGCACAATTAGCGCAGTAACACCAGGCACTACTACAGTTTTAAGTGCTGG